TCTGTAGTACAATTACTACATGGTTACTACTTGTCTACTATCGGAAAGGAGAGCATGTATGGCAGCCATCAAGAAGGAGGAACTCGAAAGGCTCGAAGCCGAGTACGGCCTAGAGCCTTTCGACCTGACATACCAGCATAGATGCTCGCGCATCACCGCGTACATGGAAGGACATGGCGAGGACTGGAAGCCACCCGTGAAGGAGAAGAAGGAACCGGCGAAACCGACGGTCGAGCGGTACGCGCAGGGTTCCCGGAAGCATCCGCTCTACGGCAAGCGCATTCTCATCACGCCGCTCATGATTCCCGATGCCAAGCGCAACCTTGCGTTCGACGAGATGCTCGGGCCGGAGGTCGTGGTCCGCGACTACAATGCGGGCGAAGCCATCTACGGCAAGGCCGAGGACGTGCAGCGCATGGTCGGCGATTACGAGATCGTCAAGGTGGACCATAGCAAGCGCGTCGTGGCGAAGACCACGTTTCCAAAGATCGGCACCGAGATCTCAATCATGCCGGGTCAGGACCTCGTGCCGGTGGTGCGCGGAAACGACCACAAACGCGGTTACATCTGGTCGTTCCCGACGCAGATCATCAAGGTCGAGTACGAGGGCGAGCTCTACGCCCTGCAGGTATACGGCCTCAAGACGCTTATCCGACAGGTGGCACCGAAGCTCGAACCGAAGTTCTCCGGCAAGCCGATGATGGATTACATCGACGGCGTGACATTGGCAGCATCGATCCCGCAAACGCACGCATTGCTGGACGAGTACTTCCGCCAGGAGCGCATGGCCGAGAAGGCCGGGCTTAACGGTGACTTCAGTGGATTACTCTAATCCCGTCGAGAAGAACGCGCTGCATGACTGGGTCGAAGTTGAAACGCGTGCCCTCGATGTGGTCGCATCGTGGGAAACTCTATGCGATGTGTACCGCACTTTGGAATTCACCGACCCGCTCAGCGACGCGATGAGGATGGAGGAATACAAATGGATCATCGGCGAGATGAACAAGCATTTGAAACGAGCAAGGACCAAGCTGCTGAACTGCCCAGATCCGGAGAGCATGAAGGACACGTTGATCGGGATGTTCACGCCAACCGAGGCGAAGGTGTCGAACAGGATGGACCTGACGTACCACAAGCTCAGGCAGATGTGGGTGAGCGGAATGATAGCGAAGCTCGACATGATGGTGGAGACGATGAAGGAGAAGGAGAACGAGGAAGATGGACGGACAGACTTCTGGAACGAATGAAGCTCTGGAGAACCAGGCGCCAGTTGACCCATGGATTGCGGCGTTTGCAGCGCTGGAACCGAAGGGCGAGGAAGCTCCTGCGGCAGCTGCCGATGGTTCAGGACAACCTGATGTGGGAGCAGGCGATACAGATGCCCAGCGAGCTGATGGGCAAGACGCCACTGATGCTCAAGGTGGGAACGGCCCTGCAGATGAGGACGCTGCTGGAGGACTGGATACTCCTGCTGGAACAGATTCAGGAGAAGGTGGAGAAAGCACTGGAAGCGCTTTCGACATCGAGGTAAACGAAGAGGATATCCAGAAGTACGAGGACGACCTCTATGCCGAGATCCGCAACCAGGCTATCGAAGAGATGGCGCAGGAGTTCGCCAAGCGTGGAGTGATGAATCAAAATGGTCGTCTCGGCGCGACGCTCGACGATCCGAGTATCTGCAAACGCGACTCCGATGGCGTCCCACACTTTTACAATCCTGAAACAGGTCAGGAATTCCGTGGCGACAATCCGCGCCGCCAGGCCCAGGAGTGGGCAGATGATTACAATCGCGAGCTTGCCCGCGCATTCAACAACGCCTGCGAGGAATACGAGAAACATCTCCGCCAGGAAGCCGAACCGAAGCTCGCCGTCATGAAGTTCAAGTCGAAGTACGACAAGCTCGACGACATCCGCAAGGGGATGTTCGACAACGTGATCGAGGATTACGAGGTCAAGGATTCCAACGGCGATGTCATCGGCTATAGCTGCGATCTCGACAAGGCGCTCGCATTGGTGGATAAGCAGATCAGCATGATCCAGAACTACGCCAAGGCACACGCTCCGCAACAAGAGCAGCAGGACCAGCAGGTTCAGCAGAACACCGGCCCGGCGCTCGACATGAAGACGAGCAGCGGTGCCGTCAACGGCGGCGAGTCGGCGCCCATCAACTCGCTTGCCGCCGCGATGGAACGTCTGCAGGACGAGCAGCTGGAGAAGCTCAGGAAATAAGGAAGGATAACAAAATGGACAAGAATGTTAAACACGATATCAAGGTCGTCAAGGGCGAGAACAACGAGAAGCTCACCGTCGACGAAAGGATCACCATCAAGGAGCTCGAGGAGAGCATCGAGAAGATGAAAGTCGACAAGGAAGCCAAGTGCTCCTCCGCCAAAGACCAGCTCATCGAGATGCTCGAGATAACCGTCGACAAGTATCGCACGGCTACCGGAACTGCGGAGGCGCTGCGTACTCTCCGGTTCGTCCTCGGGGATGATGCTGTTGATATCACATGGGCGAACCGTCTCGCATGGGACATGGCGGCTGAAGCAGACAAGATCCGCGAGAAGGCAGAGGGCCTTTCCTATGTCGAGATGGACAAGCTCTGCGACGGGTTCTACGAGAAGGAATTCAAGGTCGAGGTAAATGCTTTCGACGGTTACTATAGGCTCGCCTTCGAGATGATGCGCATCGACCTGTGCCGAAACGTCGGCCCTGCTGCCGAGGACATGGTCGAGTTCATTAAGCGCGTGCAGGAGGAGATCGACAAGACCGGCGAGAAGCTGAAGGAACTGAAAGCTAAGGAGAAATAACCCATGGCGGTGCATGTTCCCCTGTATTTCGAGCCCAGACCCTACCAACGTAGGGCTTGGGCTCGCCGTCGTTCGGGGAAATACCATTACGATATAGACATCTGGCATCGCCAGTCGGGCAAAGACACCAGCGATATCCAGTACGGGTTGTTCAACGGGTACATGAAACCCGGCACCCAATCGGTGTACATCGGGCTGGACAACAAATGGATCCGCCGTAACATCTGGGACAAGTACCTCGACGGGCGAACCCATTTCGACAGCTATCCGAAGTGGGACCAGTCCCACGGAGCTGGGGTGCTGGAAACGCTGGAGACTAAGCAGCAGGTGAAGTTCCACAACAATCCTTCCGATCTCGCTCCAGCGCTCATCCAGTACCTCGGCTTCAAGGAAAACGAGAGCGCCATCGGCTCGTCGTATGATAATTTCTACATCTCGGAGTACAGCCTCTACAAGCGCGGCACCTTCGACTTGATCATGCCCATTTGGGACATGAAGAAGGCTGAGGGCAAGGATTTCCTGATCACTTTGAACTTCACCCCGCGAGGCATGAGCAACATCGCGGTCGACTTCCTGACAGCGTACACCGGCACCGCAGATCCGGAAGGCTGGCCAGGCGAGCATGGCGATGTGTACGTAGATATCATGCCCGCGAACATGTCCGTGAAGGACGATGGCACGCGCCTGTTCAGCGACGAGATGCTCGAGGAGATCAGGCAGCGCTACATCCGGGCGTTGGGGAACGACCTGCTTTTCAGGCAAGAGTACATGTGCGAGTTCCTTGCCGTGAACGCGGGACTCGTGTTCCCGGGTATCGAGAACGTCCGCAAGGAGAAGCGATACACGCCTTATAACATCGATCCGACCAAGCCGGTTTACATGGCATGGGACATCTCGTCGAAGGACAAGCAGACCGACTGGACTTCTGCCGTGGTGTTCCAGTACTACAACGGCCGGATGTTCATCTTCGATTGGTTCGAGGATAACCGTAAGTCAGTCGTCGAATGCGTCTCGGATCTGGCTTCGCGTCCTTACTTCCACCTCATCCGTGGCGCTTGCTTGCCGTGGGACTCCGACCGCTCCGGCTCCTCCTCCTCCCCCCTTGAGGAATGCCGCCGCGCCTTCCCCAACATCACTTGGTACAAGCTTGACAGGACTTACGTTTCCGACCGTATCAACAGGGGAAGGCAGCAGTTGGGGAACATCATCATCAACAGCGACAAGTGCGACTGGCTGATGGAATGCTTCGAGAGCTGGGAGTACCGGGAGCTGCGCGCCGTAGACGACTGGGCTGCGAAACCGAAGCACGACCGCTATTCGCATCTCATGGACGCATACGGATATGCTTGCGATTTTCTAGCTCAGGTGAGCTATCTTCAGGAAGCCTCCGGCAAACCTCCCAGGATGCCGGCATATTACGACGAATGGGATCTCGAAGAGGAAGAGCGCGAGTGGGGGGAACTACCCCCAGGAATGCGGCCTTCCAAGTTCTCTCCGCTTAGAAGGAAATCGCCGAACCAGGTATACGGCGATGGTGTACAATGGTGGTAGGCAGTTCTGAGCCAAGCGCTCCGGATGGTTAGCAACCGGGGAAACAAGAGACACCTGGTATCCTTGAGATGAGGATGCGGAGCGCCAGAACACTAGGAGGTGATCACATGGTTTGCGAGAAGCGCAAGGGTTGTGGTCGATAACGAGCTCCATGAAAAACTTGAAACCCCTGGTATCTATCATAGGATATCAGGGGTTTCTATTTGCCCAGGTCAACGGATTGTTGTAAGCCTTTCTAAGCCCTCGTTCTTATCAGGATGGACATAGATGCCCTGGAATTTCTCTCTTTCGCGCTTTCTCTCTTACTGCACGATGAACGAGAAATGCGCGTGCAGTTGGTTGTTAGCCGGAATCGTCTCAGTCGGTTTTATCCTGACGGAGCCGGTTGAGCTTAGGTCGGCTATGATCGGAGCCGGGGCAAGGCCGGTGCCGCTCACGTAGTCAGACGGCAGCCATGTGGTAGACACCGATCCGACTGGATAATAGTTCGTCGGGTCGATCTGGTTGAGCGTGTTGAACTTGAGGGAGATGGTGACGACGTTGCCGTACCTGTGGGCGCGGTAGCCGGTGGCGGTGAAGTTGCCGTTGGTGTTGAACTTCAGGATATCCGTGTCAACCTGCGTTGATTGGGCAGCAGGCGTGTTGATGAGGTCGTTGTAATCTCCGCTAAGGGCAACAGCCGCCAGATCCTCCGTCTTGGTGTAGTTGTCGAACTTGTCGTCTACCGCTTCGATGGCGTCGACGAGATCATCGACTGCATCTCCGAGTTCCTGGTTCCATTCCTCGGTGGCATCGTCGACCGCGTCCTCGATGGCGCTTTCGGTATCCTGCTTGTCCTGATCGCGGGTGCGCTTGTCGTTCTTGGTCTGCAGTTCGAGCTGGCCGACGATAGCTTTGAAGTTAGAGTTGCATTTCTTGATTACGGAGTGCAACTCGTCGTTCGAGTTTATGTCGAGAATGTATCTCGATCCCATTACTTCACCTTGTTGAGCTTCGGGTTCTTGCGTTTGGCAGCAGGGCTCGCATTCCTGC